CTTGGCCCTCTTGTCTCACGTAAGCGTTTACGATCTCACCGCTTTTATTTAACGCATCGATAAACTGTGCGCCTGCATTTGGGTTATTAGACTTGGACTCGTTTTTATTACCGGAGCGGATATTCTTACCAAAATTTTTATGACCCGGTACAGCTACTCGACTCATCTTTGCCTGTGGCCGACCTTGAGGGTTTTTACGCCCAGCTGTTTCATAGATAGCACCGGCAGCGCTTTTATTAAATATGCGAGCAAGGGATCTAAAGCCATTGTTATTAGGCTTTGATGGTGTGGCTTTGTAGCCAATACCTCTACGCGCCTCTGAGGCGCTGTAGGCAGGAAAGTAGCCATTACCTGAGCCCCAGCCGCTTAGCGGTGCAGATGCAGGTATAAAGCCTCGAGCCTTAACGGTGATGGGACGTAAGATCGCTGCTAACTCTTTTTGGGTTTCTTTAGCTAGATCAGGAGAAAATTGCCTTAAGGCTTTTCTAAGAGCGACCGCGCCTCTTACCTCTACTGGCATTTTCGACCTCCTTAGCCTCATCCTTAAGCCCTTGCACTAATGCATCGAGCATATTTTTATCAAGATCCAAAAGCGCCTGCGGCGCGATCCCTAGTCTTATGCTCAATCTCGCAATTAAGTAAGTAAAAGGGAGATCGCGCTTTAGGCTAAAGGGTCGCTGTCCTCCACGGTTACGCTTTTCAGCGTATCTATGAAAGCCTCACCGTAAGGTTTTGGCGCTTCCCCTGCACGTTTTGTAATTTCCCAAGCTAAGTAATAGACCATTGATTGCATCTCTTGCTCTCTAAACGCACGATGAAAACCGATCTTGTAAAATTGCTCAAAGGCATACTCCACGCTAGGCGTGATTTCTCCTACAAGCTCGGTCCCATCATTACGTACGATCTTTAATTTAGCCATTTTTGCCCCTTAGTTAGTTAGTTAGATTTACCATGTACCGGTAGATGCGATGGCGGTTTTGGAGTTACAGGTAAATGTAAGATCCATCATGCCCTCATCTGCTACAGCGCCGTTAAGTGGAGTTAGGTTGTCGATCAAGATTGTGCCGCTGTATAAAACGTTAGTAGCAGATATGGCAGCTGTGTAATCTTGAATAGCCTTAAACGGGATAGTAGTACCGTATGCAGCTTGTAGCGTTGCCAAGATAGAGCCTGCCGCTGTGTCGTTGAGCAGCGTTACTGTAATCGTGTCAGCTGAGAGCCCAGTTACAAATTGATGAGCTGTCGAGCCCATGGCCGTTACTTCGATCTGGTCCGATTGCTGTGTCAGCGTAAAAGCTGTTACGTGATCTGTGAAATCTACAGGTGTTGAGCCGACCTTAAAGCCGACCTTATTATTTAGAAAAATTGCCACGATTTAGTCCTCGTCTTTCTTGGCTGTTGGTTTTGGTTTTGGTGTTTCGGTCTGACCTATCTTTATCAAGAAAGCCAGCTCCTCAGGTGTTAGGTCCATTGTTTAGCTCCAGCTCGTTAGGGTTGATATGGAAAAATCAGCGGTTAAAAGGGATCCACTTTGTACCTCTAGTACGGATGGAGCACTCATAGCGCCAACATTCATTTTTATACTTGAGGCGGCGAGCTTGTTAAATACAGCTACAGCCATAGTCTCAATACCGTTAAGGTTTCCCTCGTTGTCAAACATGGGCACCGTCATAATAATTTTTAGGTTTGCCATAGGCGAGATAGCCGCGTAAGTGTTATTACTCGGAGTTATGTAGTTATCTGCCGGTGCCACGATCACGCTATTAGCGATTATGGTAGCCGGTGGAAAACTAAAAGTATTCCAAACGTTAGGGTTATCAAGAGCGGCAGCTAGTGAGGCTCTTAGCGTAGTAATAGGAGCTGGCATTATCCGACCATCGTATTAGGGTTGGTGTAGCCGGCTATGAGCCCGCGAATTTTGCCGATCATGCTATTGCCCATTCTGTAGGGGCTTGGACTAAATCCATCGATGGATACGCCGCCTGTTTGGGAGACTTGTCGAGCTTGAAAAATATCTACCGCCAAAATCATCGCGGCCTCACGGACGGCCGGAGTAGTAGCGTAAGCGTTTGTTTTTAGATCAGCGCCAACGGCTGAGCCATAAGGCAAGATACGGAAAAAATTAACGTTAGCGGCTGTTTTAGAAAATTGGATAAAGCTGTAACCCTGTGGCCAATTCCAAGCGTATGTATTCCAAGAGATTGGAGGTAATACGTTAGTGCCGCCTGCGCTCCATGGGACGGTGCCGGTAACTGTATAAGTACCGTTAAAGGTTGAGCCGCATCCACTCAAGGTTATGCTCTGGCCTGTAGTAAAAATAGCCGGGTTAGCGATCATTACAGTAGCTACGTTATTTTGTAGCGCTGCTCCCACTACCGGAGCTGAGTCAAACCATAAATATTGATTGAGTAAATCTTGAGCAGCTTGGCAGCACGTCTCTACGATGTCTGAGCTATATAAACTATCGATACCTAAATTGGCTCGTAGCTCCGCTTCGGTTACGTATGTCGCTGGCACTTATTTACTCCTTTACTTAATAGGGCCGGGAGGGCTCAAAGGGCTAAGAGCCCTCCCGACTATTAGGGTTTTACTTTATGCCTTTTGGTATTTGATAATTCCATATGGCATTTTGGCGATCGTGGCCATAAAGCCATAAATCGCAACCTGTACCTGTAGGTTAGATACAACGTTTACGCTCATGTAAGCCTGTGGGCTGCGATAAACTGTAAACGCCTCAGGTGCCAAAATAACAGCTGAGTTATCGTCCACTGTTGAGGCTGCAAAATTCTTATCTACGTATAGATCCAAGCCCAAAACGTTGCCACGGATAGAGCGAGGCCCTACCTGTCCGGCTGCGTTCATCGGCTGAATTGCATTATATATAGGCCTCTTTGTGGTATCCACGGCGCCCATTAGCAAATTCCATTGTGCAGCATTACCGATGTAATTCTGTGCAAAGTAACCTGTATTTTTGTAAACAGCCGCAGCAGCTTCAGCGGTAAAGGAAATAATTCCATCGCTGTCGGCTGTTGTTGGTGTAGCTGCGTTGCCAGCTGCTAATAGAGCTGTTAGTGCAGCTGTATCGATTGTAGTCAGATACGCATTTTGTAGCTGTTGAGTTAATTCAGCGTAGAAATTTGGATCTGATCTCTCAAGGAGCTCAATCGAGATGGTGCCCATGCCACTGTACTTGGATACGGATCCCGATAAATACGAGGTCTGCATATCTGTATTAGATACAGCGCCGTTTTCTGGCTCTACTGTAACTGTAGGTGCTACGCCTGTACCGCCACCGGCCGCTGTGACCAGTGAGGGGACATTTATGGTCATGCCCTGTGAGGGCAAAACTCCCTGAGAGCAGGCATCAATAGTAGGCGTGCCAAAACGAGTATTGGTGACAAACTCTTGTAGATATTGTGTTGGATTAAATGCAGGATTTGTAGAAAAATCATCTGCCGCGGTTACGTATAGCTTTGAGTCATCATTACCAAGAGCAGCTTTGATTTTGTGCTCTGTGTAAGTTGCCATTGAAACAATAGGCGTACGGACTCGCTGAGAGTCTAGTACAGATGGACGGATGATCTTACGAGCGGCCTCGACCTTTTCAGCCTCGACCGGTGTATCTACCGGAGTCTCCTCCGGTGTATTTTCTGGGGCTGTAGTCACAGCTTCCTCGCTTTCGGTTTCTGTTTCGATCTCTACGATAGTCGTAGAAATAGTTGTAGTTTTTTCTTTTGTGCTAGTTGCAGCTTCAATAGCAGCTCTCGCCGCCATAATCTCCTCGACACCTGCGCTTCTAAAGGCCGCGCTTTCGACAAGGCTAACCTCCTTGAGGACCGCAGCCGTGATGAGCAGGTAATCTCCCATCGGCTTAGAGGCCGTTACATCGACCCCTACGGATAAGCCAGACACTAGGTTTTCCTGAGCTAGTACGAGCGCATCTTGTCCTCGAGTGCTACTCGAAAGCTTAAACGATCCGTATACGCCCTCTGTAGAGTCGCTTGAGCTAATCATGCGGCCCACCGGCTTATCCTGTTGGTGCTGCGATAGTAATTTTATTTTAGTTGGATCTGCAATAGCGATAGATCCTCGCTCAAATACGACTGGCCCAGCTGAGGTATGTCCGATCTCGCCGTATGGCGCAATAAGCCCCGATACGATCCGGCGCTCTGTATCTGCTGCCTGTATTTCCTGACTAAACGTTAGTAGCACTTGCATCTCCTAGCGGTGTTAGTTGCTCCATTTGTCGGGCTTGATTTACATCGATTAAATTAAGAGTTAGCATCTTTTCGATAATCTCTAAACGCTCTTTAGCATCAACACGTAAAAACGAGTTATCGACCGCAAAACGTACCTGATTTTGAGAATTTGTTATGTCATTCATAGATAAACGATCCTCAATAGCTGAGATATAAGGCTGTAGTGAATACGCCACAAATTCCTTACGACCGTCTAAAATATTTTGATATGTCATGCTGTTATTCATATCGGCAGAAATATAATAAGCCGGTACATTCATAGCGCGAGCGATCTCTGTTGCTAAGTATTGAGATGCTTCGTTGTACATCATATCTTTAGGACTAAAGCCAATATTTTCTACGCTAAGAGTGCTAGTTAAATATGCTGTAGATCGTGATGCACGAGATGCTTTCCATGACGCTAGTAAACCTTGTACTTGAGACTCCGGTAAATCAGCGCCATTATTTTTTAATACTGTAGTAGCCATTGGAGTAGCTGCGCTAACGGCGGCAGCTCTTTGTATATCGTAAGCCGCTTTAATAGTGGTGCTGGCTGTTTGTAATACTCCAGGAATAAGAGACTGGAAAGTTACAAGCGATCCAATACCGCCCATAGGTACAAGATCACCATCGACAAAATAATCTTTAACCTCTGTACCGTATTGGTTAGTAGTGTAAGTAACGCGATTATTTGCTACCCACTCAAAGCCGCTGGGCCGTCCATCATCAGCGTATAAACTTGTAACTCTCCAATAAGCAACCGAGTAAAAAATTAAACTATCAACCGTTGCCGCGATTGTAACGCTGCGCGGTTGTCGTATGTCAGGTTGCTCTAACCAAATTGGAGATCCTAATTTTTCTCCTGTTGATTTTTTATATAGTGCTAAATCAATAGAGCTAATAACTCCGGCAATTAAATTGCGGCAGCGGCTAACACTTGCTACCTGCAAAGCAAAATTACGATCGATACCTACGCCGTTATATCCGTAAGCGGAGTTAGTATTAAACGATCCATAACCGTAAGTAGTATCCATTACGGCAGGTGCATATTGAGCCTCGATAGTCGGCTTTTCGGCTGACTTAAACCCTAGAGTTTGGAGTATTCCCATGAGAGGGATTTTCTCAAATTGTCAAGGATAAAATCAGGTAATAGGCGGCGTGTCTCTATACGTAAACTTTAGCCTCGCCCATGGGCTGCGTGAGTATATGGACGATAAAACTTAGGTTGATCGCTATATCTACCGGGCCGGCTGATTTTCTACGGATGATACGCCACGAGGCATCGCTTTCTTTAGCTGCACAATTAGCCATATGGCTAACGAGCTGATCCTGCCCCGAGTGCACGATCCGCTTATTAGCCAGCGCCTCATAGAGATCCCCTGAGGCCTGATACCCCTTTTGCCCAGATATGTCGGTGATCTGTATGCCATTAGACTCGAGGCGTTTAGCTATGGAGGCGGTCGTATATTTGTCGTAGGCCACTTGGCGCGGATAGTAAATCTTGGCCCATTTGGCTATCGCATTAGCTACAAATAACTCATCGATGGATACGTCCGAGTGAAAGATTTCAAGGACCGCTACGCCTATACGGCCGTCCTCGAGGACTTGGCCCATACATAACGAGCCGTCTCTACGGCTAGGGCTAACGTCAAATGCAAATATGGTAAGAGGCCCCACCGACAATTTTAGATCCTTGTCAGCTGCATCCTCGACCGCCATATGCGGCCAAGGGCTAGAGGTGCTGCTTATCCATTGACAAAGTAACTCGGTTTTTGTGGTTTCGATCGGCTGAGTAGCTACGGCCTCCTCTAAAGCCTCCTCGGTTACGGTATAACCGAGAGCCGGGTTAGCCATGGCCCACGCATTACGATCTGTTATCTTGGCAAATTGAGGCGCTGAATACTCATAAAACCCGAATGATTTAGGTGGAAAACTAAGGGCTCTTTCCCGGAGATCATTAAGCACCGTACTAAACGAGTCCCCGGCATTACTCGTAAGTAGAGTTTGAGCGTTTAATTTTGCCCGGGTGGTCGGCGTGGCCGCGCGAAAACCCTCCTCTGAAATTTCGCGTACCTCATCGATATATAAATACGAGGCGGACCTGCCGCGGCTGCCGTCTCTAGTAGCTGCGACTACATCGAGCCTATTTCCATTTTTTAATTCTATGGACTCAGTGCCGTTAGCGTGGCGGATCTGCTTTACCTGTTTACGCATCCAATCGTTACTTTCAATCGCTCCGGCTACCTGCCTAAAGGTATCCAAGGCCATCGATCTATTGGAGCTCATCATTAGCACGTTAGGGCTATCGAATAAAAACATATGCCCCAGCATCATCATCCGGGCAAGATGAGTTTTACCTTGCTGCCGGGCCACGAGTATGAGATTAGTTTTGCGGATAAACATATTATCTTTGTCCACCATACACATATCGTCTATGACGAATTTTTGCCAAGGTAAAAGCGGCATCTCTATCGAGTCTGCCAGCTGCGAGATCTCGATACCCCGAGATTTGCCCTTGAGTAGTGGCGAGTGGAGGCGAGGCTTGGTAGCCCCCATAAGAGGTTTTTTCTTTCGAGGCATATCCCTATCAATCCTGACTGGTCTGGCCCTCACAGGGGCCTGTAGGGACCGTACTGGTCGTTTTTGGGGAGGCATAGGTTGA